ATGGCTATTATCAATTTGCGGGACTATTACCCATTCTATACATCGGATTGCTTCATGGAAGTATCGGAAGAAGTTGCAGAAATGTTCAAAGAGTTTGATCGTAAAGAGGCTGCCTACCGGCTGCGTACATACCGCCACAAAGCCTACTATTCCCTTGATCGGGATGACGGGCTGGAGCATGAAGCTCTCTTTGTCGCCTTATCTCCCCATGAACTGTATGAGCGGAAAGTGACCATGCAGGAGCTTCATGCGGCGATTGCCAGTCTGCCGAACAAACAGGCAAAACGGATTTATGCTCATTTCATTCTCGGCATGACCAAACAGGACATTGCCCGGGCAGAGGGCGTCCATGAAAAAGTGGTTCGTGTCGCAATCGAGCGAGGTCTGCGGCGCTTAGAAAAAATTTTGAAAAATTCTTTGTAAGGCGTACCGATTTAGACCGGAAAATGAAATGGTTTATGAGAGGCAAAACACTTCGGATCACAATGACCCGAGGTTCAGACAAGCCTCATGCAGATTGAAAATTGAATAAAAAGACACCCGGATACGAAGGGGAACGCGCTGTGTGACAGACCCGCCATGACCTCGGATTTCAGAGAATACAGTCTTTGTAAAACTGAGCGAGCGAACAGGTCCATGCCATAGGTGGGGCAAGGCTGGCTCCACCGGAACAGGCGCAGAACCCGGATACTTGCGTTTAGTCACAGTCCGAGCGTTGAAGCGGCCTTGCAAGCCGTGAGCCGTCGCAGGCAATGAGAACGCCTTGCCATCAGAATGGGGAGAGTTGAAATACTATGGGGCATGAAGCCTATGTCCGTCCGATGTGTCTGAAATGAAGTGAAAACCTATGGGGAGCCCCCGGCAATGCTGTCTGATGATAGGCCAACCGATCCGGCGTGGCTCCCCATCTTTTCAAAAAAGGAGCATTTTATGGGAAATGCGTTTGGAATGATCCCCGGCTTGGAACCGGACGAATGGAGCAATGACGCCTGCCGTGGTTATGTCATTATGGCAATGGAGGACTGCGGATTTTCAAAGAAAGATATACGGCATGTTGTGGGGCAGCTTTATGAAGTATTTGACCTCAACAGCGTGGAGGACGCCAAAGAAAAGTACCATTCCAGTCCTTACTGACCTCGGGTCACATCGACCCGAAGTGGAGAAAGCTCAAAGGGCGGCACCTGCTGGGTGCCGTCTTTTGACATTTCCCCACGGGACAAGTGGGAAAGGCAGGCATATACACGCACTTTCGCAAAGGAGGTTTTCAATGACGCAAGCTGTCACTTATGAACGAGAAACAAAGTCTGTCGCATTTCAAGGGAAGATCATTGTGCTGGAAAGCCTCACGCCGGTACTTCCCCCGAAGGAGAAAGCACAGCGCAAAAAAGAAATTGAGCGTTGTCTTTATGAGGTGTTCCGCAAATATGGGGACAGATTTCCCTAATTATTCGCAACATTGTTGTCCGGGGCTGCTGATGGTATAATATAGTTGTAAGGTTGGTAGCTCCATTCCAACAAGGAAAGGAGCCCAATATGGAATTTATCAGAGAAGATTGTATTTACGCAAGACAGTCAGTAGACCGCAAGGACAGTATCAGCATTGAAAGTCAGATCGACTTTTGCAAGTATGAATTGAAAGGTGGTAGCTGCCGGGTATTCAAGGACAAAGGCTATTCCGGTAAAAATACGGACAGGCCGGAGTTTCAAAAGCTGTTGGGCGAGATCCGCAAGGGAAAGGTCAGGCGGGTCATCGTGTATAAACTGGACCGTATAAGCCGCTCTATTCTGGACTTTGCAACGATGATGGAGCTGTTTCAAGAGTATGATGTGGAGTTTGTATCATCCACAGAAAAGTTTGATACTTCGACCCCGATGGGCCGGGCCATGCTGAATATCTGCATTGTATTCGCCCAGCTTGAACGGGAGACAATTCAGAAGCGTGTCACAGACGCCTACTATTCCCGGTGTCTGAAAGGTTTCCACATGAGCGGACAGGCACCATACGGTTATCAGTTAGAGCCTACTGTGGTAGAGGGTATCCGCACAAAGAAAATGGTTGCCGACCCCGTAGCCGCCGACCATGTTCGGCTGATGTTTGAAATGTACGCTGAACCGGAAACCTCCTTCGGAGATATTACCCGATACTTCGAGGAACATGACATAAAAATTTATGGCAAATCCATGTTCCGTACATTTCTTTCCCAGCTTTTAAGAAACCCCGTTTACGCACAGGCCGATTTGGAGCTGTACGAATTTTTCAAAAGCCAGGGCGCAGCGATTATCAATGACGCTTCTGACTTTGCCGGAACAAACGGCTGCTATCTTTATCAGGGACGGGATGTGAAGGAGGACAAGGACAGGTGCTTAAAAGACCAGATACTTGTTATCGCTCCCCACGAAGCACTCATTTCCTCTGACACATGGCTGAAATGCCGGAAAAAGCTCATGGCAAATACCACCTTCCAGCAGGGGCGGAAACCGAAAAATACTTGGCTGGCCGGAAAAATCAAATGCGGGCATTGTGGGTATGCGCTGAAAGCCACCCATGTACCAAACAGTACAGGCTATTTCCGCTGCACCAAACGGACGGAAAACAAAGGTTGTCCGGGCTGCGGGAAAATCCGCAAAGAAGAATTTGAGCAATTCATTTTCTCGGCCATGCAGGAGAAGTTCAAAGACTTTCAGATACTCCACGGCAGGGAGGAAAAAGTCAATCCGAAGCTGACCGCCTATCAAGTGGAGCTGGCACAGGTGGAGGCAGAAATTGAAAAGCTGCTGGATACGCTGACCGGAGCCAATGCGACCTTGCTTGCCTACGCCAACAAAAAAATTGAAGAACTGGACACCCGACGCCAGACCATTTCAAAGGCAATCGCCGAATTGAGCGTTGAAACCATATCTCCCCAGCAGATAAAGAAGTTATCCTATTATCTCGACAACTGGGACAGTATAGATTTTGACGACAAAAGAAAAGCCGCCGATGGTTTGATCTCTACGATCAAGGCCACCAGCGACCGTGTTCAGATAGAGTGGAAAATCTGACATTTCCGCTCTATCGCCCCTCATTTCTATTTTATCTTGTTTGTACCCCTTGTACACCGATGTTTCCATAATGCCATCAACATTCTGGAGCAGGGCGGCACGGATGCTGTCTGCATTCACGCCGCCGGCATAGTCCACGCTGGCATAGTAGCGGTCGCGGAATTCTTCATCCGTTTCCCTCTCTCTACCCCCAGTAAACGCCGCCGGGTTTGTCACAGCCGTAATTCCAGCGACTGAGCCGGGGTTTGTAATGGTGGTGATCGTATTCGCCGCCACATTTCCATCCGGGCCAGTGCTTGTGCAGCGGAACGGCACCATCACCGTGCCGTCTGCACCAATTTCAGTATCTGAAACAGCAAAGAACTGGATGCCGGCCGCTGTTTCAACCAGCCATCCTGCCGGCACGATGATCCCCGGCGGGCCTGTCACCATGATATAGCCGCTGGCTTTCTGGGCAGACAGCACACGCAGGCCAATGGCTCTACCGAGGTTCAGCAGCGAGGTGCCAACCGCTGTGTCCACAAAGCGGCTGTTGTAGACATCTTCCAGCACAGAGAACAGGATATTGAGTATCCATGCAAAAATGCGCAGGAACAGGCCGAGAGGGCTTCTGACGGTCAGGTTCGCCGTTGCCCCAAACAATTCCCTCGCTTTATGCTCCAGAGCGTCCAGCAGTTCATTGTATGTCGGGCGGCGGAAGCCAGCTGAGGTCAGGCCCCATCCGTATTCATCCACCAGTGTTCACCTCCACTCTGATTGTTTCGCCATTGTACAGGACACCCGAAAATTCCACACCGAGCGCCCGGCCATCGGCCGTCGTGGAAAGAGAACTGATTTCCTGCACATACGGTTCCTGAAAAATGCTCGACCGCACAACGCTGTCCGCTTCATCCACCGCTTCACTGCGGGGCTGCTGCACAACACGTTCCCAGTCGGTTCCATGATCGGTATTGAGCGGAAATTCGCCTTTCCATGTCAGGAGATTGTTTCGGACGTTTTGCGCGATTGCTTCTGCATCCTCACGGAGCATCAGCATCCCATTGGCATCAAAGCACAAATCTCCTGTTTGAGGATCCAATGCCAGAACAGTAATGTTCGCCATTCTTCCCCTCCTCAGGGCAGCGGGGCCGACGTGTTGCCGTTCCTGCTGTCCGTGTGTTTGTGGTTGACAAGGCTTATCGTTTTGGCGATCACGTCATCCAGGACTTTAACTTTGCCCTGAACTTCCACATCGCCCTTGATTTCCACCTTGTCCTGTTTCACTGCCACATAGATCCCGCCGCCCTCGGTCGCCATCACAAGGCAGTTGTCCGGCAGTCCAGACAGCGGGTTAGATGCCGGCACAAATGCACCGATAAAAACGGCATCTTCATCAGAGTGGTTGCGTTCCGTGTTCGGCTCGCTTTCTTCTCCAGATACCGCAATGCGGTCAATATCGTGGTCGATATAGAGCAGCACCCCAACATCCCCCGCTTTGTAGCAGGGGCGCAGGACAAAGCCGCCGCCCCGAACCAGCGCGACCGGGACAGACAAAATCTGCGGCTGGGTACGATACACGCCGGCATCCAGTGCTTTGGAAAGCGGCTGCACATCAACCCGCATGGCCGCAGGGTCAAATTTTTCCACCCGACACAAGGCTCCAACGCGGACATTGGCCGCCTGTTCACGGCGCTCCTGATCTCTCAGGTCATATTCTCTTTTGCCGTTCATACAGGCTTCACCTCAATCGTTGTTTTCCAGTCGCCATCCGGGCACCCTGTATGCTGACCGCCTTTGATAAGGTGGTTTCCATTCAGAGTATCCGACTTTATTTTCACCACATCCGCCGGGGCCAGATGGTAGTTCAGCAGGCATTCCCGCTTGTAGGTTACTTCCTGCTTTTCTTTTCCATCCTTGACGGTCGTTTGGCGTGTCGTTGTTTCGGTGCGGTCCGTGGCTTCCGTTGCCTGCAACAGCCCCGACTCGGCACTGAGGACGTATCCTGTTTTCGTGCCTGTTTTGGGGTCATTGATGGTAACAATGCCGTTTCTTATGAGGAAGCGGCTCTTGCAGTCAGAGGTCACGATCTCCGTCAGGACATTTTTCACCTTGCCCTTGCAGACCTTGCCGCGAGGGTATTCTTTATCCACCGCCAGTTCCATCGTTCCAACCTCAAGCCCAAAAATATTGAGCAGGTCTTTTACAATAGCGCTGGCCTTACTCCCGGCGGTATAGGTCTTGTTGACCTCTTTCGAGAGCCATTCTTCCAGAGCTTCAGCGGCCGCAATGGTGGTAATGACCTCTGTGCCGCTGTGCTTGTCCGAAACCTGTGAAACTTTCCCGGTGAAAATAGCACCTATGTCCCCCTCATATCCTGCATTGAGGATAATCGGCATTCCTTTTTTGATGCTGTTGCGAGTGGCCGGAGATAGGTTGTAGGCTTCGATGGTCGCTGTTCCTAGTTTTTCGCTGTCCTCAAAGGGCACCGTAAACTTGAAATAGAGATCATCCATCCCAAACCGCTTCGACCCTATTTGCAAGGTCGCTTGACGCTTCCAGAACTTCACGCTGCATTCCTTTCCCAGAGGTACAGCCGAACTTCTTTGCCGAAATTTTCAAATGTGACCTCTGAAATATCGTCGCCGGTCAGGCACAGCGGCATAATGACCGGCACCGGGAAGCGCTCATCCTCCACGCTGTTGAACAGCGGTCGGCCATATCTCACAATATCACCGTACACCAGCACTTCACCTGTGCTGGCAATCGACAGATCTACCGTAAAGAAACCGCCTACCTCATTGTAGCGGATGCTGAATGCAAACGTCCTGTCTCCCAGCTTGACGGAGAACGTATAAGGCACCTTTGACGTGTCAACATCAATATAGCCGACCTCATTTCCGAGGTCGATGAGTTTCAACCCCTCCATAGCTTCACCCCTTTACGCGGCGCTGTAGGCTCTTGTCGTGCGGCCAGACGGCCCGCTGCTGCTTGCCGCCTTGTTCGCATAGCTGTTGACATAAGAGGAATATGCGCTGGAGGAAATGGTCTGGGACACCGTGGTATGCAGACCATCGGCCGTAGTCGATTTTGTCTGCGATTTGCTGACCTTTTTTGAAGCGTTGGCATCCTGCGCGGACATCATCTGCTCACCGCTTGCCACATACTCTGCGGACACCCGGTTGATGACCTTGAGGCTTACGGTGAACTTCGAGCCGTTTTTATTGTCAGCGCTTATGTCGGACTTGAACGAAGTTATAACGCAGTCAGAGATCCGGGTGCGCCCGGTATACTCAACCACGTCTTTTTCTTTCCACATTCTTTCCAGAATATCGGATTGATCTTCGTCAAGAAAAACGCCCGTTATGGAAAAGACCACCGGATCATTGATAACGTGGTCGTTGATGTCGGAACCCTTTTCCACCGGGTTTGACGTAACCTTGCTGCTGCGCTGGACGCTTTCCGTTACGACTACGCCGGTCTTTTCAGCATCAAGGCGGACCGTCCCGCACTTTTCGCCTGTAATGGTGTATGCCACAAAATCACCCCCTACTGTGCATACGCTCCCTGCAGGGTGCGCTCGTGATATTCTTCCTCTTTCTTCTCCTGCCAGAAATCTTCCATCGCCTGTTTTACCCGGCGGACGATTTCTTCAGCATCGGCTTTGGTGGTTTCACCTCCCAGCGTGATGCTGATGGTCGGAGAGAAAGTAGAATGATCCTCATAGGTTACGCTGGAACTGCTGGTAGAGTTGTTGATAATTTCATCTGTCTTGTCGGCCGGGATAATTGCGGTGCCGGACGGCAGATATGCCATTTCGCCGCCGCGCTCATTGATGTGTGTCCAGCCGCCCTCAAAATCATCTGTGCCATCAGCATTGTGCGGAATGTTCGCACTGCTGCTCAGATTGATATTGATGCCGCTGACAGCATCAGCCGCAGACAAAATTTTCTGGATAGACCCGATGATGTTTTCTGCGCCCTCGGATGCCGCCTTTTCCATGCGGTCCCAAGCATTTTCTGCATCAAGGGTCATGCTCGCATAGGCAGTCTCTGCATCCTCTGCCATCTGCCCGTAATTCTCGTTGGAGATTTCGCGGGCAGCGGTCGCGGCCTCAGAAACCGCTTCCTGCGCCTGCTGGGAAGCCTGTGACACGCTGGAGGAATACTCCGATGTATCAACCGCCAGCGAGGTTTCCGTTCCAGCAGCACCGTCCAAATCGCTGACAGCGCCGGTCAGTTCCTGCACGGCATCGGTGCTGTCCTTTGCCCCGCCGAACAGCCCGCTGAACCAATCGACCACTGCACTCACGCCGCTGGTGAAAAATCCGAGCAAATCACTTACCCAGCCCACCACAACGCCGAGTGCATCGGCGATTACCCCCAGCACCGGCGAAATGTAGTCCAGCACCGGCACGACCACGCCGGACAGCACAGAACCCGCCGCTTCGATGAGCGGGGTCACCACCGGCAGGATATTTTCTACGATTTGCAGGCCGAGCCGAATTATCGGCTGTAGTGCCTGAATCACAACTTGCAAAATATCGGTCAGCGGCGGGATGATCGACCCGGCCAGCGTCGATACCAACGAGCCGAACACAGGGAGAATGTCCGTCAGGAGCGGCATAAACGCATCTGCGAGAGGGCCAACCATATCCGCCGCTGACCCAAGAGCCATACCGAGGACAGGGAGTAGATCCTCGGCCAGTTCTTGCAACACAGGCATCAGGGGCTGAACCACACGATAGTTCAGCTCATCGAAAATATCTCTTAAAGGCGGAAGCGCATTCGCCGCCAACTCGCTGATAATTCCAGCCAGCGGCGGCAAAATTTCCTGTGCCAGATCTCCGATGATGCTCAGGACTGGCCCAGCTGCATCAAACAGAGTTCCCAGCGTGGAAATCAGGGATGGAAGAATGCTCTGTGCCAGATTGGAAATGACCGGCACCGCGGCGCTCATCCCATCTGCCAGAATTCCAACAAATTCAAGTAGTGTCGGCTCCAGTTCCGGCCATTCATCCAGAAAAACGCCGACCATATCTTCCAGCGCCGGGGAAAATTTTTCTCCGGCATCGGCCATGAAGTCAGCCATTTCGCCTTTCAGCGATTTGATGGAGTTCGTCAAACCGCCGGTCTGCTCGACCGCGGCTTTCTGAATGTCGCCGCTCTGCTCCAGTATGGCATTGAGCCTGACCTGAGCCATTGCGGCATCATCCAGAGCATCAATATTGGTGCCAAGCCCAAGAGCTGCGGCGCTGTTCTTCAAGGCCGTTTTGTCGAGGACAATCCCGTACTCATTCAGAGCATCGGTGCTGCCACCGATCGCGCTCTGGATGAGCGACAGCGCTTCCGAATCGTCCATGCTGAACGCATTACCAAAGTCATACGCCAGCGAGGTTGTCATTTCAGAGAGGTTTTCGGCCGCAGCAGCCGTAATGCCTAACTCGTTATACATGGCCTTGTTGGAGACCATGAAACTCTGGACTTCGGCAGTACTCCGATGCACTGCGTCAGCGTAGTTATCCGCCCATGCGGCCGCTTCCTCGGAAAAAGAGCGGCCAAATTTCTTTGAAGTGCTTTCGGCATCAGAGAATGCGCTCACCGCCGCCGCACCAAACTGCTTGAGCAGTTCGATGCCGCTTTTTATGGCTTCAAAGCCAACAAAAGCCTTGACCGCCCCGGATATAGCTTCTTTGATTTGGTTGCCGGCATCTTCCCCGGCGGCACCCATTTCCGCAAGATGATCTCCGGCATCGTCCGCGCCGTCTGCGGTTTCATCCTCAGATTTCTTTGCCCGGCGAAGTGCGGACACCAGCCCACTGCGGATGATTTTAATGGGGTGCTGGAATGCCTTGCTGATGTTTTTCGCATTTCGGACCATGTTGTTGGCGAAAATTTCTGCCCGTTTCTTGGTAAAATCCATCGCCCCGGTCACGCCAGTCCGAAAAGACTTCGCAATGCTCTGGCCGGCATCAAGGCCATCGGCCATCGCACCCTTGAATGCGGGACCCATGTCCTGCGCCGACTCAGCCGTTTTTTTGATCTGCGCCCGAAAGCGCCCGGCGGCACCGCCGGAGTCATCCATTTCATCACGGAAACTCTCAGCGGCGGCTTCTGCAGCCTGAGCGGCTTCTTCCACCCACTCAAGCCCCTCTGCGGTCATGTTCCAATGACCCGCCGCCTTTTGGGCCGCATTGCCTGCTTCGGATGCACTGGAAGCCATATCATCCAGCCCACCCGAAGCATCACCGACAGCCCCGGTGAAGCGCTCGGCCGCTCCCTGCCCCATCTGGCAGGCAGAAACCGCAGATGCACCCATCTGCTGTGCCCCAACTTCAACCGCCCCAATATTTTCTTCGAGGGTTTCAACCTTTTCACCGAGGTTCTCAACAGAGGTTTCAGCATCAGCAGTATCAAAACCGATACCGTATTGCAGGTTGCGCGCATCATCCATGTGGTTTCACCTCCCGATGCGCAAAATAAAAGCCGGCTCTTGAAAAGAGTTCGGCCCTCATTTTGGTTTTGCTTCTTCACGCCACTGCTCTACCCACAGGCATTTGGCCTGACGGCACTCTTGGTACTCCGCCAGATCCATTTGACGCAGTTCTGTGTAGGTCACGCCATTGCCAGACCAGACCATGCACCAAAAGCCCTTGTTGACTTTTGCTTTGTGGGCAGCGTTGGAAATGTCCAGTTCAGCTGCGAAGAAACTGCTCGATTGCAGAGATCAGCTTCTCGGCGGTCTTCAGGTCTTCGTTGTCATCGAAGTACTCCATGCCCTTTGCCTTGACCTCAGGAGGTGCCACAACGCAGTTTTTGAACATGCCGTCCATGTACTTTGCACTCTTGCGCTTGCCGTTGCCGGTGTTGCCGCACTCATCGTTGAAGTCGTAGTACCACGAGGGCGAAACACTCTGGAGAGTGAACTTCTGCTCACCAATGGTGATTTCCTTAGTCTTAGCCATATATTTTCGGTAGCCCCTTTCAGATAAACTTTTTGGACGCTCTGGCCAGTTTGTTCCGGCCATAACTTAACGATAATTCAGAGACGGCACAAAGATACTGACCGATTCAGAACCGATCTCCTTTGCGCGAGTGATGTCAGGCGGTTTGATGACGCGGCAGCGTTCCTCTGCCACATTGACCGATGCCGAATCGTTGGCATCGACGATCATCACAGAGACTTCCTTACGCTTGAGCGCAAGGCTGCGGACATACGGCAGGCTGGACGAAGTACCCATCAGCGTAACAGTGATGGTGCCGCTCTCATTTGCATTTTCGTTGTATGCCACATCGCCCTTTACGCCGACCTGCGTAGTAACCGTGTCTTCGTTGCGGGCAATCGTGATCATAGAGTCCGAAGCAAAGCCGGTAATGATCTTGCCGTTCATCACCAAATTAACCTTTTTCGGGTCATAGGATGCAACTTCGATATTACTTGCCATGACAGCTTCCTCCTTTCTTAGCCATTCAGGGTGACGCGCAGGGTGCCGTTGACCTTGACGCTGTGAACAGCGCCCTCCAGCTGGGCACTCCACTTGATGTCGGGCATCTGGCGGTTGCGGGCCTGCTCATCGGTCGCATCTGCCCGCTTGGGGATCACAACCGTGTACACGCCGGTGTCATCCTCCGGGTCAGTTGCAATAATGTGCAGTTCCACAGCCCGGTTGAGTGCCGCGAACACGCCGGCCGCAACCAGTGCGAAGCCGTCATCCGTGTAGGCAATCTTCTTGTTGGCAATGAAAATCTCATACAGATTTTCGCGGATCTGATGGGTGATGTAGTCGGCACCCAGCACATTGTCGATGAAATTTCCATCACCGCAGATGCCGTTCTTCATGTACTCGTGTTTATACTCCGCCGTCATAAAATTGACGCGGTTCTCCTCCAGCAGGTCGCGCTCACTGTCGCGGAGGTCCGCAACGCTCACGCCGTCCGGCACTTTCCACTTCCATGTGACGCTCTCCGGCCAGAACGGACCGACACTGCCGACCCATGCTGCATCCGCCCACTCGGCCAGATTATCAGCATAGGTAACAACGCTGCGACCATACTCGTTGACATATTCCTTGTCGTTGGTCTGGCCGAAGTAGAACTTGCGGTGATCTTCCACACCGGCACCCAGCGCTGCTTCCGTGGGTTCCGTGCTTTCCGCCCACTTGCACAGGGCAGTCACGCAGACCGGGTCGGTAACGTCGGTCAGAATGAAATACCAGTCATCGTTGTGGTCGCGCAGGTCTTCGATGGCGGCAATGAGGTTTTCGGCCTTAGTGGTATCCGCCTTACCTACGGAAACCGACACGACAGCGCCGCTCAGGCCCATATCCTCGAAGCAGTCTGCATCCTTGTACAGGCTGATGCTCTCCGCATAGCCAGAAACAGCCGTGCGGGTGGTACTGGTGTAGGTCACGGTATTGTCGTCCACCGCAGCGGTGAACTTCACACCATCTTCCTCAAAGGACGTTCCTGCGAACAGCTTCGCCAGCCCGGTGCAGTCCACCGGCACTTCCTCGCCGGTCGTGATCTCCACCACAGCCTTGCCGCCGATTTTGGCATAGTAGGCGGTGCTGGCTTCCAGCGTTTCGGTCGGCATATTTTCGCCGAATGCAATTTCAATGCGGGATGCAGTGCCGCCTACATTCTGAGGATTTTCAATTCCAGCCACACGCACCTTGCGGATAAGCGTATCTGCAAGGGTGTTATCCTGATTGAACATCTTGTCTGCCATGGCCGCGACCTTTTTCCCCGGAAATGCCGCCTTGAGCTTTTCAAGGTCATTGTAGGTCGCCATGTCAGCCGCGCCCTCGGTCGAGAGCAGCAGGATGTCCAGCTTTTCCGCCGCCACGGTTTTTGCATCAAGCGCGGTAAAAACCTGAATATCTTTCATCCAATTCAGTCCTTTCCTTAAATTTTGATTTTTTCGATGGACGCGGTTTCGCGCTCATCGATGCGGGTATACCGAATCTGCACATCAAAGCCGACCCGCCGGGCGGCTTCGTCCACAAGAAGCGTTGTGCGGTCCTGTGCCTGGCCCACATCAACCACCGCCACGCCCAGTGCAAGGAAATCATCCTGCCCTGCGTGCTTAAAATAGCTGATAGCCTTATCAGCGACCGCCCACGCTTCATCTTCACCGTTCACCGCAGAGCCATTCTCCGCAGTGCGGTTCTGGCTGCAAAAGGTGAATGAGAATGTAGCCGATGGCATTTCCATCCGAGAGATTTTCACACCCTCGGCAACATCGGCAATCTCATAGTCACCCATGCCGCCGTCCGGGATATACGGTGCAGTTACCGTATAGATGCAGAACGGCGGCTCAGCTTCCGGCTGAACCTGATTTGACAGAATGACCGGGCATCCAATGTAATCCCACAGGCTTGAGATCAGACGGTTCCGCAGTTCCCTGAAATTCATTTCGGGTTGCTCTCCCCTTTCTTCTCAACCATGTAGCGCTTCATCGAATGCACAGGGCCGTGGGTCAGCTCCTGCTTGACCGTATAGATCTGGCCGTCAAACCCATCCCGGAACTGAGCGCCCACCTGCAGGGTATGCCCATTCGTATAGACTTTCTGAGCATTGAGCGTATAGCTTCCGCTGTCAATGTATTGCAAATCCTCATTGTTCAGCGGCATCACAACGCCCTGAAACGCAGTTTCGACCGTTGTTCCCGGCTTCCACTGTCCGCCCTGCTCCTTATCATAGCCGCCGCCCTCGGTATGCACCTCGTACATACTGTGCAGCAGGCTTCGCGGGATCTGCGGCCCTTTCCATTTTCTCATAAATCAGATACCCTCCACGCTGTACGAAATGCTGTTGTACAGCCGCCCGGTATCAAACAGGGGCTGATACTGGGTGCTGGTCAACTGCGTTGTGGCAGACTTTGGCGGTGACAGCTTCGTGTTGAAGTAGTCGTGGGTCATTTCGACCGCCCACTTCCCGATATAGTCTGCCGCTTCCTGAGCCGTCCATTTTTTCAAAATGATGCCGTCCACAGCTTCTTTGCAGATATTTTCCAGCGTGGCCTTGCCGGTGTCGAAGCTCGCTCGAATGAAACTGCGTTCTGGGATTGTCACGCTGTCCACCAGCATATACATCCACTCGTAGTCCTCATTCGGGCGCGGGTCTTCTTCGCCGCCGCTCGGATGCTTTTTTGCATCATGTTTTTCCTGCTTCTTCCTGCCGGGGGCTTTCTGGGGATGCTTTCTGTCGCGTACCAAAAAGCCATAGCCGGGAGAAATGGGAATAAACCGCAGGTCATTGAATTTGCGGGGACTGCCAGCATTCTTTGCTTCCATATTTAACGGAATAGCCAGATGCTTGACATTCTTCGCACTGATCGTCGCTCCATATTCATGCACACCGGCAATCATCAGGATGTCGCTTCCCGCGTCTCCCAGAATACCCACATGAATACTCACGCCTTGCAGCGCTGTCAGTTCCCGCTTGATGCGCTCCATATCTGCGCAAAATCCATCTTTAAGGATTTTCATGTTACCACCGCTGATACTTTGAAATCACGGACTGCCATGTTTCGCTGATATTCTTATCGAAAGTCCAGCTCACATCGGAGATAGAGAACGCCGACAGCCCGGCGGCATCATTTTCAATGATGGCCCACTGCTGGGCGATCATGTACCAAACAATGGCTTCCAGATCTGCCGGGAGCGTGGCCGGATGGTCTTCGGTGGCATCTTTCGGTAGAATATACCCGGCCACATACTGCACCTCCAGATATTTTCTGGGGGCAATGTAGTCATAGGCCAGCCCGCCGATGTGCCCGCGGTATGTCCATCCATCTTCACGGAACAGAACCCCGATCTCTCCGGTTTCGTTGAAATCGAAGTCCGTAATGGTTTCCCCGGTGAATGTGTCCGTGATACGTTCCACACTGACAATGGGATACTGCTCCAGCGACAACATCTGCGTTCCAGTACCGCAATATTTTTGCCGGTAGGTGCTTTTCCCCAGCTTTCTTCCCAGCTGAGTTTCCAGCCACGCAGATGCCGCATTGATAAGCTGCACAAGGGTTGCATCCCGCTGTGCATCTTCTTCCGCCGGGTCGATGCCGAGCGAGGTTTTCAGGGCATCCAGAGTGGTGAGGGCATTTTCTCTCAGTGTTACGGCCAACACGACACCTCCAAATAAAAGCCCTCTGACAGGCTTTCCCCATCAGAGGGAAACTTTACTGAGCGCCCTTTTCCGGGGCTTCCTGCGAAGCCGCAGGCGGGGTTGCGGCGGTCTTCCGCTCCTTTGCATGAACTGCTTTGTTCTCAGCAGGGCGCGGGGCGGACTTGGGCGGTTTGAACATTCTCGCCATCATGCAGCCCTCCATCAGATACTTTCCTTGACAGGGCAGTTGGTGGCATCACCCAGCGCCAGCGCACCAATGGTGCCGTTGGTGGCGGTGATCTTGACGCAGGACTTGCAGCCGATCAGGTCAATGTCGAGGTTCGCCACAGCCTGAGCTTCGGCTTCGTTCTCGATGACGGCCTCGCCATCCTCATTGACCGGGTTATCAACGAAGATGCGGCTGTCCTTGACCGGCTCATACGGACCGGCGGTGCTGTCGGCGGTTTCGACCTTGATGGTGGCCGTCTGGGATGCTTCCACAGTAACAGCCAGCACGGCGCTCTCATAGCCGGTGCGGTCAACCACATTGCCGCTGGCAAACGGCAGGACGGTGACAGTATCAAACAGTGCTCTTTTCATAGCAGTCTTCCTCCTCAGATAACCTTGATATTGTGGACGTAGGCGAAGCTCTCAACATGGCGCACGCCAATGTCATCGTACATCAGCGCACGGGTGCCGGTCAGATTTTCCTCAAAGGCGTTGTGCTGGACACCGTTCTCATCCGTCCAAGTACCGTCCAGAGTAGTGTAGGTCTCCAGACCCATCTGATCGCCGATCATCAGGTCTGCCCAGTTGCCGAAGAACATTTCGGTGCAGCCGGTCTTGCTGTCGGTCGGGATCTGGTTGGAAACCTTGTACGGCATACCAAGGAAGTTGCCAGCGTTCATCTCATCGCGGTAGATGTAGTCGCCGGTGGTGGTCTTGATGTTCTTGAGATAGCCTTCCATAAAGGAGTTGAAAGCCCAGCCCAGAGCCTGATCGTCCACGTTCTTGCTCATAACCAGCGACTTCACATAGACCGGGAAATCGGCAGTCAGCTTACCGTCTGCGGCATACTGGGCATCCATCTTCTTTGCGTCGATTTTCTCAACGCCGGGGGTGTTGGCAATGCCGGTGGGCTGGAACTCGCCGCCGGTGCCGTACAGAGCGCCCCAGTCAAGGCCGAGCTGCATACGGCGGGACAGATCAGCGGCGAACAGTTCATCGGCGCTGTACTTGGTGCTCATCAGCAGTTCGCGGGTCTGGGGCACAATGGCTTCCAGACGCTTTGCAGACAGGCGCAGGTTGCCGAATGCAGGCTGAGTGGAAGCGATCTTGCGACCCTCACCGCCCCACATAGCGCGGGTGCCGGAGGTCATGCGCGGGATGTTCAGGTTGCCGTTTTCCAGCGGAATGGTGCGTGCGCCCAGCTCCTTGATGACGGTCTTGCTGTACAGCAGTTCGATGACCTCATCCAGATAGACTTCCGGGATCAGGAAGCCGCCAGCGGTCGGGTTGGTGGCAGACATGGCCTTGAACTCGTGGGCCATGGACGTATCGTTGTAGTACTTCTTGGCGTAAAACTCGGCACGTTCCGGGTCATGCCGGCCGAAGACATCCAGACACTTGATGGCGCGGGCGAGGTTCACCAGCGGGGGCACACTCTTCTGCTGCTTCTTGGCGGAAGCGGTGCCGCCCATGAACAAGCTGGAGTACTTACGCTGGGCAGGAGCGGTGCCGGACTTCACCTGACGGCGGAATGCAGCGGACTTGCGGCGCTTGGCATCATCCTCAGAAGCGGCTTCGTCGTCATCCTTTTCATCAGAGTCAGCCTCATCGTCATCCTTGCCCTCAGGATCGGCTTCATCATCGTCCATACCCTCATCTGCGGTCATGGAATCGATGATCTCAGCGGCTTCCTGAATGACTTCATCAGCCGTCAGGTCGCCGACTTCCTCACCGGCATCCTTGCGGGACTTGCGCTTTTCGTTGGCATTGTCCACGGCCTGTTCGATAATATCGGCCATGTCCTCTGCGGTAATGCCATCCAGCGCGGCGGCAGTATCACTGCCATCATCGCCGGTATCGTCCTCCTCTCCCATAGCTTCCTTGACGGCGCCCTTGATGAGGTCTTTCAGCTCATCGGTGCCCACCTTCATAGACTTGATGGCGGCTGCGGACTTCTTTCTGTTCTTCAGACGCATTGATTTTTCCTCCTGTGTCAAAAAATAATTTCTACAGTTTTCTTCGGAGCGGATTTCCGTTCCACGGACTTGTGTGCGCTTACCGGGGGATGCCCCTTGCCGTTGTCACCCTGTGCTTCCGAAATGATCTTATCCAGCAGCTTTGTGGCGGCTTTCATGGACGTACAGGCATCCTTGAGGGACTTCATGCGGGAAGCAGAAATTTTGCGTCCGGCCTTTACCTCGGTAACGATGGCCTGCGCTTCCGCTTCGATGCGGGTCGCCGCATCATCCGATTTGTGGTCCGTAATGACTGCCTGTTCGTTCATGGCCCATGTGACAACGCTGATTTCCCAGAGCTTGACTTCGCGGAGGTGGCGGATGCCGTTCTCATCGTAGTCAAACACAACCGGGTCATAGCCGATGGAGAGTTCGCACAGAACGCCGTCATGGATCAGCGTCTTCACATCCCTGCCGAGAGTGGTATCACTGATTTTGGCGCTCATAAAAAGGCCTTTTGCATCCTCGCGGAGTTCGGTAGGAATGCCGATCGGCAGCAGACTATCGTTATGCCCGGACAGGATTTTCACTCGTCCGATGCCCTCGGCGATGGTCTTCGTGAAGGCACCCGGCTCAATAATGTCGCCGCCGCTGTCGATATTGGAGAACACAGCACCATAGCCGGAGAATGTGCCCTCTTTATCGTCAAAGCCCTCCAGTTCAAACTCCACGGTTTTATACTCGGTCTTTGCGCCCTTGTGCTTTACTCCCCGTGCAAGGGAGCGTTCCCATGCGCTTTTCCCCACGCGCTGGGAATAATAAGACGGCGATACCCGCAGATTTGCAACTGCCAGCTTCGCCGTCATAGTGGGGTCATCGTGTGTAACATCGGCCGTTCCCGCCTTGGTACCGTGCCGGGCAAGCTCTGTGTTCATGCCGTTCAGCAGGTCTTCCAGCTGGAATGCTTCCTTTTTGAAGTCAATGCCGATGTTCTGTGCAGCACGAGCTGCATCTTCTCGCGTGAATACCACTCTCACGCCCTCCTTTATCTGTTGTAGGTGACATAGCACCTGCATTTGATAGTTTCGCGTGCAGGCCCCTCCGGGTCGCAGGGATACCGCAGGCCATTGGAGAACCGGGCATCAATCGGCACGGTCTCGCCGTCCATCTTGACATGGTTCGGACCGCCATCGGAACCATCACGAGGGTTCTTCTGCGGGCGGTGATGCCACGTCTTCGTGGTGGCGCCGCTTTTCTGCATCATGTCATAGTGGCCGGTCTCCAGCGTCATAACGGTTTCTTGGTCTGCAATGAGCCGCGCCCTGCTCCGGGTCTGGATCTCATACTCCTGCAAAATCTCATCCGCCATCTTTTCGCGGCCAATACCAGCTTCAATGCCGTTTGCCACGATGCGGGAGATATTTTCCTTGGTGGTCTGCGTCACACGACGGACGCGCTTCCCACCGTGGAGCTTTGCCTGACTGAGCAGTTCCGGGCGGTCAACACCGCGGATATTGTAGGCCTGTTTTGCAATCCGGGTACCCTCATCATAGGTCTGCTTCCAAAGCGGCTTGAAGATTTCTTCCATTGCCGTTTCTTCGGACGGCCAGTTGACAAGGCCACCAATGAACTGCTCCACAAGATTTTTCTGCTCCTGCTCACCGAGGGCAGACCATGCGGCGCTGTCTTCCACATGGTTTTCCGTGATGTAGGGCATCAGGACATCCCACACGCTCCAGTCTGCTTTCTCAGTGCCGCTCAGAGAGCCGGAGAGCCGTTTTTGCTGTTGCCGGAAGAACTTCATCGTGGCAACTTCAAACTTCGCTCTCTGGGCTTTCTGGGCGGCCACCAGCAGATTGCCGATGTTCTGCACACGGGATTTTTCTTCATGCTCCCGGCGGTCACTCATAGACAGCATCCCGCCGGTATCTTCATCATCCGTGACTTCGACTCCATCTGTGTTTTCCTGCATCAGGTCGGTCGTCACCTCCGCTGGGTCATCGTTGGAGCCGATGAACATATCGGAAATGGTGATCTTGAAACAGTCACCGCCGGTCTTGCAGGGTTCCATGCCCAGCAGTTCGCGTGCTTCATCCTTGGTCAAAAGCCCGGCATTCCAGCCGTCAATGCCTTTGGCCTTGTCAAACTCCTGCGAGCGCGGAACCACATCATCAAAATGCCAGACAAGATCATTGCCATAGAACGGCAAAATCTGTGTATTGATGGCTTCTTCCCTGCGGTTGAGCCGTGGCATGATGACGTTCTGGGCGTAGATGTACTGAGCCGCTTCGCTCGTGGCTCTGTTGCTGCTCTCCGTGATGCCCATGATTTCACGCGGAACACCAAAATGCTCAAGCACGGCATCCCGGAGGAACCTTCGCCCCTCCGTCATATCCATGTCGCGCATGTTCTCGGCCAGCTTTGTCACGGTCACGTTGCCGTCCACCGTGGCAATGCCGTGGGAGTTGAACGGCCCCCGGAAGCGCTCATTCCATTCAGATCTGAAACGGTCACGCTGATCCTTACTGCTTCCCGGCATCGAGATCAGCGTGGTCGGAGTGGCATCGTTGTAGAAGAACTTCTTCTGGAATTTTGCCGCGTACTCGTCCGTCTCGATCTCATCTGCAAGGGACTCTGCCGCACCGAGACCTCTTTTGTAGGGGTCAAGCGGGTTCAGTTCTTTCATGCAGAAAATATCGTCCACCGGGATTTGCCGGATGAGTCCGCCGGTCGTTCTGATTTCATAGTAGGGGTAGCCCACATAGGGGGTCTGCTGCACCCAATGTGTAGGGAGCGGCCACAGCTCCACCGGACGACCGAGGGCATCAAATTCATAGACGAAGTAGCCCTCGCCCTTGAGTTCCAGATAGATCTGCTGCAACCGCCAACACGCACCCGAAGTCATTTCATAGAGGGGGTTCGGATGCGCCATGAAATTCAAAAAAGGATGGTCCGTGATTTCCACTTCTTCCCCGTTCTCATCCTTGCGGTACAGCTTACCGGTGCAGGTGGACAGGTCGGAAGCAATGCGATCCACAACCGCCAAACGCGGGTTGCGGCCAAACATTTCCAGCCAGTCCCGCGTATTGCGCTCAGGCGGCGTAGTGTACCGGGGCAGCATAACGCTGACGTTTCCGCCATTGTACTGCCGCCCAACGGCATTGCGCCGTCCGAATCCAAATACTGCCATGTTTCTGTTGTTTCCTCCTATCCGATTTCCCATGTGTAGGTGACGGGCTGATACAGGGACAGCGCCACGGCATCCGCCCGGTCAGGGCTGGGCAGGCCGCGCCGCTTCATAATGTCCTTGCTCTCCAGCTTCAGCTTCGGCGGTGTTCCGGCAAAAGCGTACTTTCGCGTGGAAAGCTGGGCAATCAGCTCTGTATCATTGGGCAGGTGCAGCCGCCCGCTCTGTGCCATGTCACGAACCAGTGACCACATCCATGTGGATATGTCGGCATAGTTGGCGGCTGCATCCTCCTGCGGCACGGATGCGCCGAAGTTCACCGGGATAACCTCAAGCTGGTTCAGCCCTCTGGCTTCCCTTTCATGGCGCAGAATATCGGTCACGCCGCCGCCCAGACCGGTATCATCAATGATGGCATAGACCATGCCGGGGTACTGCGGGTACTTCTCCAGCAGGAAAAGATACTCAAAGATGATGTCCTCTGCCGTTGCCCACAGATCCTGTCCGTTCCGAATTTTCAGTTCCTGAACGTCAGCATCTATGTTGGGGGCAATGACGGTGCAGTCATCACCAAAACGGGCAACGTCACAGCCGATGGAGAGTCGCACCGGGCTGTCATGCGGAAGCGGCTCATTCATGGTGGCCTTTTCCGCAATGTAGCTGGGTATGAACACATCACTGTCCGCGACCGGCGGCAGGCCGTCTACACGGACGCGCACCACATTGGAATTTTTGCCGTACTTCTTTTCGAGGGCAGCTATGTTTTCCTTGCTGGTGCGGGGGCTGTCACGGCTTGATACCGTCATGCAGTACCAGTCCATGCCGTCCCCTTGGAAGCTCTCAGCGAAGCCGCCAGTCGCCTTTGTGGGGTTCCCGCAATAGAGAAGCCTGTTGTTGGCACCGGTCAGAGTGCCGCCGATGGCATCAAGGATGGGGTCAGCAACGCCGGATGCTTCGTCCACCACGAAAAACATATTGTCTTCGTGGAAGCCCTGCAGAGACTCAGGCTTTGTGGCGGTACGCGGGACAGCAAACCAGCGGCGGTCATAGCCGTTCATGTACACGCGGGTCTTCGTCCATGTGAACATCATTTGAAGCACCGGGCTTGCGTCCAGCCACTTTGCCATTTCTGCCCACAGGACGTTGTCCAACTGTTGCATCGTGGGTGCGGTGCAGACGATGCGCGGGTAGGAAAAACAGGCAATGAACCACCACATAAGATTGGCTTCCAATGCCGTTTTGCCCACGCCCTGCCCGGAACGGATGGCAACACGCCGATGCTGTGATACCGCCACAGCCGCCTCCCGCTGCCATGGATCCGGCTCAAAGTGAGTCACTTCCTTGAAAAAAAGGAGCGGGTCTTTGCGGTACCGCGGTATTCTTCTTTGGAAAAACTCACGGCGTGTCATCGTCCATCCCCTCTGCGGCCTGAATGGCTGCTACCCAGTCGTCAACCAGTTCGCTCTTTCCGCCGCCGCTCATATTGCGCAGTTCGGCCAGCTGTTTGATGCACTGGGCTTTCTGCCGCTGTACATCGGTCAAGAGCTTGTTCAAGCGTTCTATGATGAGGTAGGACGCTTCCAGAGTGGAATTTGTCAGGGTTTCATTGCCCGGCAAACGCTCCCCGGCGGCTACTTTGGCATCAATGGCTTCCACATAGGCCTGCAAATCGTTCTTTTCCTTTTCAGTGTCACCATCCAGCCGCTTGAAGTTCCTGCTTCTCTTGGATGTGGTCTGCGTCTGAACATAGGCTCCCTCTTTGGAATAGTGGGAGATACGCTCCAGCAGATAGCCCTCGCGGGCGGTCAGCAATTTCAGCTCATTTATGAGCAGTTCTTCTGCATCCACATCTTCGTCACAGGCATCCAGCAGCTGACGGTGTTCCTCTGTCCAGCTTCGGAACATCAGTTCAGACCACCCACCATGCTTGACGGCGTTGCGGTTGCCCTTGGGCGCACCTGCTCCAACGGCATTGACATTTCCCGGCGGCGCGCCCTGTTTTGGTCTTGTTTCAGGGTCAGGTGCGGCGGGTGCATCCTCTGGGTGCAGGGTGCGTTTTGCGGGTGCATCTGCACCCTGCGTCCAGTAGCGCTTGCGCCATGACTTTACTGTGTTGATAGACACATCCAACTTCTTGGAAATCTCGGTGCAGGACAGCCCTTTTTTATACAGGGTGTAGCCTTTATCCCGCTTGTCCATCTACATAGTCACCATCCTCCTTTGTTTGTTTCTGCTCAAACTGGCAGGCGGAACACAGAGCGCACGCTACACGATGCCGTCAGCGGCGGTCTGCATTTCTTGTGAAGAAATAGAAAAAGGGAGTATCCAACAGCGCCAGACAGGCTTTCAGAAGATACTGCCCGATGATGATACCGATAAGCTGCATCCGGCCCTCGTGGGTATGCACCCAGCCCAGACCGAAGCCGAAGCTGATGACCGCATAGATCACCGTGTCCCAGATCTGGCTCGTGATGGTGCTGCCGTTATTCCATAGCCAGCGGCCACCCTTGGTGCTGCCATGCTTGGCAATGTAGCGGTCGCGGATTGCATGGAATACGGCCACGTCCCACGACTGGGAAACGAGGTATGCGGACAGACTGCCGATGACGAAGATCCAGTTCTGCCCCAGCAGGGTTTGATAGGCATTGTCCATGACGGCATCCGTTGCAGGGAAAACGCCGGTGAGCATAATGCAGGCGGTGGCAAAAATCTGGCCGATAAAGCCATACTTCACCACGCGCTGGGCCGTGGCCTTGCCCCAGATCTCGCCGATGATGTCTGTGCAGAGGAATGTGACGGCATAAGTGATGGCGCCGCCGCTCAAGGCCAGCTCGATGGGGCCGATATGCAGGCCGGTGGTAATGGTTCGTGCGCCGGTCACATTGGCAATGACGATGCTGATTGCAAACAACGTAATCAGGATCACCAAATTCTCGTTTGTCTTTTTCATTTTTGCTCCTATTCTTGTGAGCCTGCGGCTCGTGTATATTTCTGTTTGCAGATGGTGGCGCACAGGCTGGCTCTCGCTCCATAGAGAAGCGTTTTATCTGTCAGCTCCAGCCCCCTGCCCTCTGTAATGGTCCTCACCGCGGATAGCCGCTGTTCTATGAGGTCTTTGCGGAACTGGTTGATGTGCGCCTTTTGGTTGCCATCATCGAACCAGCCATATTTGACCCCGGACAGCCAGCTGGTGCTGTCTGCAGAGGTACAGAAGCTGTTCTGTGCAATCATCTTCACATCGGTGCATCCCAAAAGGTGGATATCGATCTCAGGTTTGCGGTTTTTGATGTAGTGGGTCAGATAGCGGGTGTCTTCCCGGAATGTCTTCGGCTTGATGATGCGCAGTTCCGGGATGCTCAGGGCAATGTAGTCGCTGAAATCTATCAAGCTGTCTAGTCCCCGCATCCCATCCTCAAAATGGAATACGTTGATCTGGGGGTTATCCAGCAGCTTCTTCATCCGCTCCCGTAAGTACCACGCTTCCCTTACGCCCAGCACTTTCTGGCAGTCCAGCTCGACACAGGTACAGCGGAGATCATTCTGCTGCACGAATGCTATGAGCTTGTCCTGCCACTCGGTCAGGCTTTCCAACGTCTGTGTCTGCCCTTTCCCGGCACCAAACATCAGCGTGAACAGGCCGCTATCCTGTATCACATGGCGGTTGACTGTATCCTGCACACGGATCACATGGTCCGCCGGGAGCCGGAAATCATCATCCGGGCGACGCTTGAGAATGTACTTGTAACAGGAAAACAGCCGGTATTTGGTTTGTGCTGCCAGCAGGGCGGCGTAGAATATCTCTCCGCCGTCGCTCCCGGCAAAATGCACTTTGATGTTGTTATCGAACAACTCGCGCACCCCCAAACCCATCTTCAAGGACGGTGCAGGATGTGGAGTTTTCAAACTGGTTCAGGATTTCGGCGGCGATGTCCTCACAGGAGCGCCGCCCAAAATGACAAGCGCCATCTTCATCCCCATACTTGGAGAGAAGATAGCGCTTGATTGCATTCTGTTGGCTGATTATTTCTATTTCACGGTTTGCATTGTGAACTGGAAACTCTGCCGTAATAAAAAAGATATGACGGTGTGAGTTTTTGAGATATGCGAGTTCCCCATCAGCCTCCGGCCAGCAGTGAAAGCCCTCCATCTGAAGTGCGCATATCACATACTGTGTCATGCCGCATCCTCCAGACGGTACGCAAAGCCCATGTCCTTGAGAACGTCCACGAGGGTGGTTGCGTCCTGTTCAGACAGGTTAGGCACAATGACGGTCTTTTTTCCACCGGGCTGGGCTGTCTGCACCTCATCGGATGCGGGTGCAACGCTGGGCTGCACCCCTGCATCCTGCGCCGGGACTTCCGGTGCAGGGGCGGCGGCGGGTTCCTCGGACTTGGGCTTTGCCTGAACCCCAGAATCAAAGAAATTATTGATATAGGGTTCAGAGCCGGGAAGCTCGTACTCGTGGCCGCTCTCTGCGAAAGATGCAACCAGTGCGTCAACCTCATGCTGGTCGAAACCTGTCACCTCAACATCAAAGCCGGCAGAAAGATCCTGCAGGACGGCAGACAGCTTTTCATTGTCCCACTGGCCGCTGATTTTGTTCAGCGCCAAATTCAGGGCCTTTTCGTCCTCAAGGGACAGCTGCACCACACTGACATCCACTTCTACCGCGCCGGTCGCCGCCAGCACTTTCAAGCGCTGGTGACCACCAATCACGTTGCCAGTCTTCTCATTCCAGATGATAGGCTCAACACAGCCGTACTTTTCGATTGACCGGGCAATCTTCTGATATTCCAGGTCGCCGGGCTGCAAATCCTTTCTCGGATTGTAGGGTGCTGCATTGAGCAGGCTGATAGGTACTTTTCTGATTTCCATGAATTGCTCCTTATAATGACCTGCTTTCAGACAGCCCCAGCGGCGAACCGGGGATGACTGGAAGCACGATTTCCCGCGCAAAGGAGCAACGCGGGGCGAAAAATCCTCCTTCCCATAAAAATGGCGGCGCACATCAGATGATCTGCACCGCCCGGCTTTGTTTAGGATTTTGTAGCATAATAATATCATGCCTTGCGCCTTGCGTCATCAGAAAGCATTGGAAAGCATTCGTACCGATTGGAAGTCATTGGAACCCATCAGAAGCCATTGGAAGTCATCTGACAAACTACGCTTTCCACCCGTGGCAGGCAAGCAAAAGAAAAAGCCGCTGAATCAGCATTTTCACACTGAAGCAGCGGCCTTTTGAATTTGGTTCAGGCTATCTTTTTGAGGTAATTATATGCCATCTTGCACACTCCGGCTTCGGTATAGTACCGTCCGAGTGTCCCTGCGATCTCTGCCCATGAGCGGCACCGCACGAAACGGAGCCTGAAAATCAGGCGCATCCGCGGGTCTGAAATCGACACGCAGAATTCTTCTATTTCTGGAAGCACCCTCTCGGCTTCGGCTTCAAGCTCTTTGATGCCGGCATCCAAATCTGCCAGGTCTGCGGCCAGATCACCAACCTTGTCACGAACACCGGGAGTATGGGGCATTCCTGACAGTGACGGGGATGCTGGCCCCATCTTCTGGCACATGTTCTCGTAGATTTCTTTGTCCTCATCAATCTGCTTGCGAAGCGTTAAGTATCTGGACAGCTCTTGCACCGTCATACCTGACCTCCAGTAATATGTGCGCGGCCTCCAATTTGTAGAGGTGCTACCTAATTATTTTAGCACATTTTACGGCAAAAATACAGGTCTTGCAGTCGGATTATTTACGGATGAACGGGCAATCCACGCCCAGCCAGATAGGCGGCTGTCCATTGCCGATCACCGAGAACCACAGCCGCCCGGTCAGCAGGAGCTTGATGCGCTCCCATAATGTAAGATGCCAGCAGGAGATCACCTGTCCCTCTCCCCGGAAAGCTGGAAGCGCTTCGCACTTGTCTTCCATGCCCTCCGGCGGGTTATAGGTGATGTTCTGCTCACGGAATGGAATAGGAGTCATGCGCTTTCCTTTCTGGCGCGAATCGTCACGCCCTTGGGGGTGATCGTCACGACCGCATTCAGCGCCCGCGCCGCATCCACCATTGTGTCCAGCCGAGGGTTGCCGTAGAGTTCCCGGTAGCCCATCAGGTTCCGCGCAGTATGCGGGGACAGTCCTGACTGCCGGCTAAACTCGCTGAGGGTCATCCCCCGGAGCTTGCGAATCTCATTCAGTGTCATCATCGGCCCTCCTAAGCGCCACGCTTTCTTCTTTCAGCCAGTCCTTGATGCAATGGAAGCAATGTTCCCTGCTTCTACAACGGCTCGTCTGCTTCCGCTGGACGAATTCACAGAGCAACTGGGTGAAGTTCTCCCGGATGTCTGCATCCGACATGGAGCGGATAAAGTCACCGTTGGTCATTTCTGCGGTTCCTCCATCAGCTCCATCAGTCGTTTTTTGGCGCGGGTCAGCACATCGATCTGCCGCCGGGCTTTCTTCTGTGCTGCCGGCATGGCCGCTTTCAGCGCCGGGGAGATTGCATTGAACACGTCACCCGCATACCCCGGCATATTGGCGGTGCGCTCTGCATCGGAGATCAGCTCCTGCAAATCAGTGAGGAGCTGGACATCTTTTTGAAAATTTGACATCAGGCATCCCCCCTTATACATTCTGAAAGCGGTTGAAGCACTGGACATTGTCACAGAAGCGCTCTGTTCCAATGATTTTCAGCGGCTTCCCACAGTATGCGCAATAGGTCGGACTCAGCTTCACGCTTATCGACCGCGGCGTTTCAGGTTCACTTTTCGTCCCACCATGCTGCATCAGGTTGATGCCGCACATGATGGAGCCGGGTTCAACTGCTTCCCAGCAGTAGGCCCGCGCCTTGCATACAGAACAATCTCTCATATTGCCATCACCCCACTTAAATCAAGAATGCAGGGATGAGAAGAAACCAGAGGTATCTCCCATCCCTTGTCACATAGACAGAAATGGAGATTGCAACGCACACAGCAATCCACTTTATGACATCGGTAATCTGAATCCACTTCATTCCGAACGCCCCCTTTCTTCCACATAGCACCAACTCTGCGGCGCTTCATACAGGATGCAGCCATCGATTGCACAGGTAGGTGGATCCATGTAGCTTCCGGATGGTTGATAGTTCTCGCAGTCTGCGTTGCCACAAACGCCGGTCCCGTTCATGCCACAGAAACCGTGACGGGAAAAATCCTCCAGCTTGAGCGGTTCTTCGTAGAGCTTCAGCTGAGAGATTTGCCAGCCATATACCGGCTCACCCTGCGCGTACTTTACGATTTCATCAAGGGTCAGGCAGCTTTCGTACAGCGCCGGGAAACGCTTGATGCTGATGCCCTTGCCGATCGGCCTGAACACATCAAAGCCGGTGCAGACGAACTCACCGAAAACAAGGCCGCTCCCACGACCGCCATCTACGGTCTCATAGATATAAACCTTGAACGGTAATTCCAGCTTCGGGCAGGTCTTGCGGACCTCAACCGTCTTGCGCCCCCGCCGGATCAGGTCGCACCACTTGGGCTTGATGCTGATAAGGACAGCTTTACTCATTCCTGTTTCTCCTTTTCTTGCGTTTCTTTCATGCCCAGAAAATCGCTCATCCCATAGCTCCCATCTTTGCAGGCGTGAGTAGCAAACTGCATCGGGGCATTCGGCGATTCAAACTGTGGGGAATAACCCGAAGAATCAATAACCGTGTACATGGTGGCCTTTGATGCAGTATCCTTGTTGGCTGTTCCAGCGTTGGAAAACACCTCTCCGCAGAGACGGCATTTGTATGTTGCCATGTAAATTTTCGTCAATTTATCCATGCTGTTTTACCCCTGTTAGATTAAGATGAAACATATCTGTCTGTGACGTATACTCCTGAAAACGCCTTTCCTGCCGGGCATAGTATTCAGCGGAAATCTCAAAAGCGGTAAACTCCAGACCGGCACTGTAAGCGGCTATCCTGCTGCTTCCACTTCCCAGATGAGTGTCCAGCACTCGGTCCCCGGGAGACGTATAGTTTTGAAAAATCCAGTCATACAACGCCACCGGCTTTTGTGTCGGATGGATGCGCACCTCATTCAATTTTTTGTTTCCCTGCATGATATGGCCCTCTTTGATGCTTTTGCCCTGCATCATGCCAGACCACATATACCGAAACAGGCGCACGGTGGTGAACAGATCTGTTGCCGCCAGCTCACAATCTGAAAAGCTGGTAGCCTGATTGCACTTATCCCACACAATCCTACCGGGTGCAAATTCGTAGGCAAAATAGTTGCATCCCCAAACGATATAGTGTTCTGACACCCGCCGAAGTTCATCAAAGTACGCCCGACCCGGTACCTCCCATGCCGGGGATACCGGGTAATCGCGGTGTACTCCGATTTTGCTCACCTTTGAGCCATAATAGCCCCGGCGTTCTGGCCCCCTAAAATACGGTGGGTCAACCACGGCCAGATTGAAATATTTATCCGGGAATTGTGCCATTCCATCCATACAGTCCAAACAATGGCAGCTTCCTGCCAATGGAATGTTGGCATCATTCATGGTACATACGCTTGTTGCGGTCCCACTTCATCGTGACCGGGTTCCCACACTTGCAGGGCACCGTGATTTCGGGGTCTTCCAGATTGGTGCGGCCGCGGGCTTCAAAGTCACAGCAGGGGCAGGTGAACTCATACCGTGTCAGGTTGTCCAGCTGAACTTCCCCGCCGCAACGGCAGGTCACACTGGCGCTGGGTTCCCGCAGGAACCGGCCAAACACATCCCCGCATTTCGGGCAGCGCAGGCGCAGGACACCGTAGGCCGTGCCTTTGGGGATTTCTTTCCGCTGGACGCGCTTAGGCTCAGCCCCCGCAGGGGGGCTTGCCTTTGCCTTTTCCGGGATGCCGCCGGTCAGCGCGCAGGCGGCAGCATTGGCGCTGACCTCCCGCAATGCCCGGCTCAGGTCAGATTTGATGCTGTGGATCTCCGCCGCATCAGGTGCGGCCTTGAGTTCCTCGTGACGCAGGCAAAAAGTAATCAGGCTCAGCTTCACAGCGCTCTGCTCCAGACGCTCCAGTGCAGAAACAGGGATAGCCCCCATAGTTTTCTCATTCATCGTTTTCAGTCCTTTCTTCATTTTTCTTGCAGTCCTGAACGGCATTGCAAGGTTCACCACAGGCTTTGCAGCACTTATCACAGTTCGGGTGTGCCGCCTTGCAGTAGTCGCACTCCGACCACTTCTTTTCATCAGAGCCGTACTCCCGGAAAATCTTGTGGGTGCCGTCCCTCAATGCCTGCTCATCGTCGCTGATCTCATACCCCAGCGCCGTCAGCATTTCATAGGTGGCATCCAGTGTCGGATTTTCCCGATAAGAGTACACATATTTCTGGCGCTCAACATTCCAGTCCTTACTCCAGTAACCGCAATAGCTGCTGTCCATCGAAGAATAGGCAAGCGCCAGCAGCACCTTTTCCGGCATCGTGCCGTAGACCCCATCTTCATCCAGAATTTTGTACCAGTCCTTGCCGGAACTGTCCACAAATTCCTGCGACAGCTCCACACCGAGGATGTTTCCAATCAGCGTCAGGTCTAAATCAAAATTATCGTCTGCGGCACAGGCCATGTAGCGGGCAATGGCCGGGAATCCCTTTTTGCAATCGGTAGGAGCCAGTTCCACCACGAATTCACGGCGGAGGTTGAACATAAGTTCCGTGATGTTATGGAAACTTTCCCCAATCATGCGCTCTTCCTCGCGGGCTGCATCCCGCTTTGCCTTTTCGGCATCCTCTGCGGCCACATCACGGGTCTTGTACAAATCAATCTGCCCACTACTCACCTTGTAGAAATACTGGACATGATCTGCATCTTCCGGCACAACAACATCTTTGGTGATGTTCCACTTGCTGTACCCGGTAACGTGTTCGTGGGTCTGATAAGTAGCATTCGGGTCTTCGATTGCAAATTTCTTGAGGTCTGCAATCCATTCAGCCTTGCGGTGTTCCCACTTCTGATTTTCCAGAACTTCCTGCATCACCCGGCGGAAGTTCTGAGTGCCAAGAGCTTCCAGCGCCTTATTTTTGTCCTCAACGCTCTCAATCTTATCCAGCTCTGCGTAGTCCGAAAGAGTGGCGCCGCGAAGTTCTGCCCGGCGGAACGCATCCCGGTCAAGAGAAAGAAGCTTCACCCTGCGGCGGATGGTGGACTGGGAGAAGCCAGACTTGGATGCCACCTGCTCTACCGTGTCGCCCAGATCCAGCATCAGCTGGAAGCCCTGCGCCTGCTCATAGGTAGTCAGGTCACTACGCTGCATGTTCTCAATCATCATGGTTTGCAGCTGTTCCCTTTCGTCCATTTCCACGACCACGCAGGGCACTTCAAACAATCCTGCCTGTTGTGCGGCCGCGGCCCGGCGGTGGCCGATGATGATGGTGTAGTCCTCGCTGGACCACACAGCCTTGGGTGTCCAGGCTGCCGCTGCTGCTGCGGCATCCCCGCCCTCGTCAACGCACTTCGCAATGTACTCCCGGCTGTTGAGGTAGTGGCCGGGGATAACGGTCAGGTTCTGGAAGATGCCGTTCTCTTTGATGCTGGCGGCAAGTTCCGTCAAATCCCCCAGTTCCTTGCGGGGGTTGTCAGGGTGCGGATGCAGTCTCCTGCACGCAATGTTCGTGATCTCTGCCATGATTTATTTTCCTCCATGGTTTCAGAAAAATGTGAGCTGCCCGGTCTTGGTCTCACACAACGGCGGTGCAGCATCATCCTTTTTAGGTTCCGGCTCTGCCTGCTCGGTCTGGCGGCAGACAGGCTTCATCAGAAGCTCTATCTGCGCCCACTGGCGGCGCAGATACCAAATATCCGTAGAAAAGAACGGTGTGTACCAAATCCTGCTTTGCGGCCCTGCCGGGAGCAGCCCACGGCGATCATACGCGGTGCTTGGTTCTGTAATGGTGTTCCCGATGACTACATATCCAGCACAGCCTAAAAAACTGAGCTGGATGTAGCACATCAGTCCTGCAATCAGGTCAATATCCTGCGCCACAAAAAGCACCTTGTCGTGGTAGCAGATATTTTTTCTCCTGCACAGGTTGGCAAAAGCAATCAGCAGTGCGCCCGCACCGCAGGCCGGGTCCGAAACCGAAAAGAATCCGGCATTCTCTGCCGCCGGATCGCTTCCCCCGGAGATTTCCACCATGCACCTACAAACGTCATACGGGGTGAAGAATTGCCCGGATGCATCGTTGCCCAGCTCACAGAGCATGTACAGTTCCCCTAAAAAATCTTGGTCGGGGTTCTGCTCCATTCCCATAATGACCTCGGCCAGCAATTCAGCAAATTTATTTTGCTCGGCATCGCTGTACTTGGAAATGATGGTCTGATAGGTTTTGGTGCGCTCTGGAGCATTTTTCTTGTCGGTGGCATTGGAAATCTCAATGGCGGTCACCATCACGAAGTCCTGCCAGACCTGCCACCGATTGAACCGGCCGCACAGACTGTTGAAGATTTTCAGGAATGCTTTTTGGTGGTCGTCCCGGATGTTTCGCACTGCCGTTGCCTTTGCCATCGGTTATTCCTCCGTATCGTCCTCAGCGGAGTCCTCGGCCGGTTCATCGTCGGTGTCGTCCTGCGGGGTCTCCTGCTTGGTGTCCTGCTGGGAATCCCTCTGAGAATTGGAATCCGGCACATCAGGCACCGGCACGCCGAAATTGCGGAGTTTGCCGCTCTCCATCAGGTCACGGAAGAAGTACTGCTGCCAGAAAGAGATCATCTTCAGCAGGATGTTCTCAATCTTGGTGCGGAGAACCTTGTCGATGCTGAACGTACCCTTGACCTTGGTCTTCAGCTCGCTGTTCTCAAAGTACCAGCACATAGAAGAATCCTGACTGCAATAGCCGGTTTCTTCCACATTGCCCAGCATGTCCATCTGGGTAGCAACGTCGTTGATGGGGGTGATCACCAGCGTGATGGGATAGCGGTCCTTGAAGAAGCGGAACGTGAAGTTGTGCTCATCGCACAGGCCCTGCAGCTTTTTCTTCTGGGCTTCGTAGTTGGAAATTTCGCTCATGGTATGTACTCCTTTCAGAAATCAGATGAAATTTTGTAATCGTTATTGTGGTTTTCAATGGCAGTCAGCCCGACGGCGTATGCCGCCCAGATGTCCGCCTTGAAGCCATAAAAGAAATCCGGGTTTTTGCTGGTGCCTTTTCCGTTTTTCAGATCGTGGGTCGCAAAACGGTCAATCAGCGCCCGCCGGATGGCCGGGTCATTTGCCCGGCTGTCATGGCAGATATGCCGCTTTTCTTCGATACGGCAGAGAAGCCGCGGCTTCTGCGCCATCTGGATAGACAGCGCTTCATAGAAACGACCAATCCAGAGGACGGTATCAAACACTTCCCTGCCCACGGCCATGCCGTAGGAAGCCACCATTTCGATGACTGCCCACTGCCAGCCCTGTTCATTGGCAAAGACCAGCTTGTTGCGCAATTCTTCGTTATCGACCTTGCTGAACAAGCTGGTCAATAACGAAGAATTGCGCAAC